CATTAAATGATGCAGCAGACGCCGACTGGGAAATATACGATGTATCACCATCATATAAGTTAGTGCCTGTTGTAACACCGGTACCATACAAATAATTACTAGCTGGAACAGCAGTCCCACCACTTTGAGTATAACATACATCTATTTTACAGATATACCCAAACAAAGAAGGTGAAGTAGCAACATTCAAAACATTAGCCGTAGGCGAGGTAATAATTAATTGAGAAGAACTACCATTTTTAACAGATAAACCAACAAGGGCATTAGAAGGAGAAGGAGTGGATACGGCATGCGCCATCACAGTTCCAAGGGCAGTTATAGGTTGACGAGGTCGAATTAAATCAACTTCAAATTCAACATACAACTCACCCATTTCAGAAGTGACAGCATTACCATTAGTAGCAAACTGAAAAGTACCAACATTATACTGAAAAACATCAACCACAGCCCCATTGAGAGGCGCGGGATTAGGTATATTATTGGCATAATTAACAGTATACACTTTATCCATATCCAACCCTTTCTCAACACCCCCTCTTTTAATATGTTGCATAACATAAGCTAAATTAACATAAGGAGCATCCTTAACAGTGTCCTGATAATTTTCCATCTGAGTATCACTATTAAAAGCAACCTCAGCTGGGTTAAAATTAACTGACATTATAACTTTTCCGGCACTAGCACCAGACCCATTAGCAGTATAAGCTTCAGTAAACCACAAAAATTTCAAAGATCGAAACCGAAATTCTGTGTAACAAGAAGCTATCGTGCTAAAAATAGGGAACAAAGCAGTATTACCAGGATTAATATAATATAACATATTAGTAAAAGTAGGTGTACCATTAAAATTAGCCACTTTCTCACGTCTTAAACGAAAGGAATCAACTATCGTAGCATTATTACGCATACGAATAGCATTAAACAAAGGATTATTAAACTGACCTTGGGTCATAGGACCCATAGAACCACCAGCAATGCCGTACTGCGCTCTTTTACGAGCACGGGCACGGCGTTTACGAGCGGATTTACCAGTAGAAGGACCAGCAACAACAACAATTTTAGATTTCTTTTTGCGTGGGTTAGTAGCTATGGTAGGTTTAGAAATTTGTATTTTCTCCACCACAGTAACCTTAGACTTATTTTTACGTTTTCGAGCCATTTCAAAATAACAAAATAAAAAGAAGAATAACTAGAATTAACATAAAAGAAAAACAGGGAATACAAAGGAAAAGAATGGTATATAAATAAATAATAAATTTACGGAATAAAACAATATTTTAAGTGTTAGAGGCCTCACTATTAGGCCCATAAGGTTTACTAAGGGCTTTGTACTATAGAGCTTTCCCTTTCATCCAGCAAAATAAATAAAGCTACTAAAGGCTTCGTTACTAATTATGGTGTTTACTAAAGGCTTTGAAATCAAAGAATTCCCTTTTGACACACATTAATTATAACTGAGACTTCCTCTTTTCGCTCTAAATTTTACCTTCATTACTAAGGCTCTAACAAAGAATTACCTTTTGACCATATTTAAGCCTAACAGACTTAATAATAACACTTTATATTAAAAACCACTATAAACTTTCCACAACTCACGATCCGTAAGATAATTTTTCCATGCTGACTGAACAGCACTACTAGAATCGTCTCCGTATTTAACTCTGAGAAAAGATATAAGACCATTAAACCACTCACGACAACTTTCACATGCAAAAGTCTCATTTCTAAGACCACAAGCACGAACAATAACACCAGCAGGTGTATTGTCCTTATTATCAATGAGCATATTGGTCCTCATCTTTTCACAGTCAATCACTGGGAAGTAGAATGAACGGCGAAGACCGGGAACCTCCAATAAATTAAAACCATGACCTAAAAAAGCACATTCATAATTATGCCTATACTCGTCACTAGCAAAATGATACTCCATACCAATTCTAGACATTACACGACGTATGGCAGCAACATTATAAATATCATGGATTGAAGGATCAACAGACTTATTAATATCATCACCACAAATACACATAACAATAAACTTCTTAAACTGATCATAGGTATGATATTCTTTGGGCATAATTAAATGCCACAAAACAACCATATCCATAAAATTCTTAAAAGTGTTGTCAGGTGTAGTACAGGCCTGACCACTAGGATTACCCACGTGCCGAGAATATACATCACCATTGACATTCACCAAAGGAGCAAATGTCAACTGCTTATATATGTTTCTCAACCGTATCTTGTTTTCCAAAGTGCGAAACCTGGGTGCTAACATTTTCCACCGAAATTTTCTAATGATTTTAAAACAATATTCCGCAAACCTACCATCAAACTTTTTACCATCTAATTCCATTGTACAAGGTTTATTCCCAAAACAACTCATCTTATGATTAAGCATATGCCACCCCAAATCAAACATATCCAGCCCCAAAGCACTAGAATGTTTACAATGAGTTTTTATCAAACGCTCATTTTGATGCAAAGTAAAACGTGCATGACATAAAACATGGACACAATCCATAGCAGCTATAGTTCGGACTTTCTGATTAACATTAATATCAAAAATTGGCTTTATCTCCTCCTTAATAACCACAGAGCAAAAACTCTGTATAGGTTCATCGGTGGCCAAAGCATTCCAATATTTTGAATAAAATGAAAAATCATCACTCGCCCAAAAATCACTTTTATACGGATATTTTAATGTCCAAGGATAACCAGGTGAAGTATCATCCGGCAACCAATCAATAACATGATCTGATGAATACACAACGGAATCACATAAATAGTTACCAAACTCTTTCTCCAACCAATCACCAGCTATATCATACAAACATTTCACCTCATCATCCAAGACATCATGAGGTCGATCATAACGTAACAAAGCTTTATCAGCTAAAATTTGCCGTTTCGGTACAACACCATAATTAGAATATGATGTTAAATCCTCACCCCTTCCTTTAATATACGCCTGCACGTCATAACTATAATAATTTGGTTCCTTAGGATTAAAAACACGGAACACATTGCCCTGATATTTTAGGTTCTCACCCAAATCAAGACCGACACGCTTACGAATACGCACAAAATCAGAAGGGTAAGGCGCGAGAATAGCTTCTAAGCTATCTCGCGCCTCTACAAGTTTTTTGGAGAGGCGTCACTCTCTAACTTTCTTTTCTGCGCAGACTGTTCATCAACGGTAGAATCAAGTTTCTTGACTTCCTTAATACCAGCTTTATTATTAACGACCTTTTCCCAAAGATCATAATAACCAATATCAACAGCACACGAAACATTCATCTCCCGTTGCGCAGCTTCACGCACCTCAGAAAGAAACGCCTTACCAAGAGGATAAAACATCGGTGTAGCACCTTGTTCGTCAACACCCCATATACCAACAACCGCGTTATCACTAGCAGCACGAACAACACCACCACAATACCCGCTAGCAGTTGTTCCAGTATATCTCCACAAATCGAGAGACTTATTACCAGCAACAACTTTTTCACCAACCTTACCAATAGTATGAACAGTATTAAAAGACACATCAGTGGCCCAAACACTAACAATTTCATCTTGTACAGGTTGATCACGCCAACGTTTATCACGGGAAGGTAATTGCTTGCACTTCAAACCTTTAGGAACTTGTAAAAATACAACATCAGGACAAGAACTACGACAAAACCAGGGATTAACAGAGTGTTCTTTACCATCTACGATAATAGATAAAGCAACTGCACCAGATACATTATGTCTAGCTGTAACTATAACATCACAACATACAAAACAAGTACCAGCAGTTTTAATACCTTTAGGATCAATCCTTTTTAAAGTATACATAGGTAAATTATCACACACTGCACTCCCAGGACGAGGACCTTCCAAAACTCGAACATTACGCATCTCAGACGCATAAAAGATTATTTCGGGACCAGATTGTAATTTCTTTTTAGAGGTAGGGAAACCACCACCTTTCAAAGACTCATACAATTCATCCCATTGAAAATCATCATACGCTGGATGTCTGGAAAGCCACTCATCAAAATTTTCATCAACTTCCTCATCCCTAAGCTCGACATCACGAAGAACTAAATTCCCGTAATTATCGAGATAATATTGTTTCCAAATATTCTTACGGCTTTTATTCACCATTTTAGCAATACCACGTGTATTAGCTTTCTTTTGCTTCTTCTTCTTACCAGCCTCAAGC